CAGCCATTCATCGTCTTCGGCGTCACCGTTGCTGGCGTCGAAATACCGGAGTTGCCTACATTCGACATGGGCAGCTTGCTGACAGTTATGATGGGGATGCTCGGCCTGGGCGGTCTCCGCAGCTACGAAAAGAAACAGGGGCTAACGAAATGACTTATAAATTATCACAACGCAGTTTGGATCGCATGGAGGGCGTCGATGAGAGATTGGTGGCAGTGGTTAAACATGCAATCACGGCAACCAAGACCGACTTCGGCGTTATCCAGGGGCTTCGCACGATTGAGATGCAGAAGGCGCTGGTCGCCAAAGGCGCGTCACAGACAATGAAATCCAAGCACCTTGACGGCCTTGCCGTTGACCTAATGGCGTATGTCGGTGGTCGAGGATCATGGGAATTGAACCTATATGATGACCTGGCTGACGCAATGTGTGAGGGCGCCAACGCTGTTGGTTGCAAGGTTCGCTGGGGTGCTGCATGGCACATCGACAGCATTGGCCAGTATAAAGGCACAATGGAAGAGGCCATGAACGAATACATTGATTTGCGTCGGTCACAAGGGCGTCGGCCCTTCATTGACGGACCTCACTTCGAGCTGATGATTTAGCCTAGTCAGGTTAGCTAAGTTGCGCGTCCAAGATCAAAAGGCCAGCGCAGCGGTAGGAAGGGCGGGAGAGCATATAGCACTCGCCCGCCTTTCGCTTGCTGGTTATGTCTGCACCCTATGTCAGATCAGAGGCCATGACGCATACATCCAGACGGATGGGGGCGTGCTGACCTTGCAGGTGAAAAGCGCCAGCAAAACGCACGGCATAGGCTTGAGGTACAAATTCCACACAGTTAAGAAGGGCGAGCAAAGGTCGGACGTTTACGCCTTTGTCGCGGTGGATTTGGATGCTGTAGTCTTTTGCCGGGGAGACGAGATTCTCAAGACTACAACGTATGTATCCGAGGCAGAATTTCTAAACGAAAGCCAATCAATGCAAAAAACTCTGGACAGCTTTAAATAATCTCTTGCGGGTCGGCGTGCGGTTGATTAGAAAGTCTGAGTGGGTGGCTTCAAACTTAACCTTGTTTATTGGTTAACGTGCTATAGACCGAATGCGCCAAACATTCATCTGCCACCCACACGATTATACCGCTCTACCATAGAAAACTGCGGGCAAATCTGGCTTTTTGTTTATGTCAAACAAATACCAAGCACAATTGTCCTTACCAGTGTTCCTGCTTCCCTCAATCCATTTAACTCTGCCAACGCTCACAATCTTTGCACAATATGTTATGAGAGTGGCAGACTGTTTCGTGTGCATCCAATCAGCATCAAACAAAAACCAAGTCGGGCAAACGCACATCCATGACTCAATTAACGGGTGCAAAATCTTTCTGTCCCAAGGTGGATTGGTGATGCAAAAATCAACCGATTTGCCAACGCTTGACTTTATGTCAAGCGCGTTGGCGGTTTTTATGTTTTTAGCTTTTGGTTCAATGTCGGCAGCATAATCGCATCGGCCGCCACAGTCAGTCAGGTTCGCTATGTGTTGGATAAGCCTACCATCGCCGGCGCAAGGCTCTGCATATGTAAAAAAATAAGGCAGATGTGCTATCAGTGGCACAACTGCCTCAATTGGGGTCGGGTAGTAATCGCGAGGAACGCGATCAAATGAGCTTCGCTTTCCCATTAAAATATAATACCCACCAGCGCCATCAAGCCTGCGCCGCTGATGAAGCCCACCGCGCAGCCAACTGCACCGGCAATGTGCAATTTCTTTTGTATCTCATCATCGCTCATGCTTCACTCCTTATTGTCTGCCCGATCCGCATGGCAATCTGCGGCACGATAGCATTTCCTAATCCTCTAAGTCTGTCCACCCTTCTGGGTATCCCATTAGCCACTCGACCCACTGCGGGTTCAGGGAGCCACCCACTTCCGCATTGAGGGGCTTGGTGTTTCGGTTGTGCTGGCTTGGGCCACCGTTGTTCTTCGCGTCCTGAGTTGTTGGTGTCGGCCATATTTTTGGCGATGATCCAAATTCTATCTCGCTTGTGGGGCGCATCGACACCGCAAGCTGGAACAATAAACGGCCTTGTGGCGTAGCCTTCGACTTCCAAGTCAGACAGCACTTGGTCGAGGCCCAGTGTGAGGTGGCCATAAACATTCTCGAAAACGCACCAAGCGGGTCTTTTGGATGCAACAATCTGCAAGATGTGCGGCCAGATGTGGCGATCATCCTCCGATCCGCCGCGCTTACCGGCGAGACTAAACGGCTGACAGGGGTATCCTGCTGTGATGATGTCGCAGTCGGGAACATTTCCATCTGGGTCACTTGCTAACTCCTTAACATCGGTTGCAATCGGCACATCGGGCCAATGCTTTGCTAACACCTTACGGCTCCACGGCTCAATGTCGCAGAACAATACAGGGCTACTCAGTTCGGCCCACTCAAATCCAAGGGCAAAGCCGCCAATGCCGCTGCACAAATCAACGTGTTTCAAAGCATCCATCACACATCCTCCTCAAACTTATTAGACAGCGGCTTAATCGGCTGCTTGCAGAATACCCAGCGCCACTGCGGCTTGGTGTAACCTGGCACCTTGATGAAATCACGCACACGATAGAGCTTGCCGGCATCCGCCATGTTGTTCAGATAACTTGAAGTGCGCGCAATGCTCTCACCGAGCATACCAGCGCCCTCAGAGGCCGATATTCGCTGGTCATAGCGCAACATGCGGAAAAGACGTTCACCCTGCTCTATGCCGTGCTGGCGGCGTCTCTCGGCCAGCTCAATCGCACTTGGGTGCATGGTTGACTTGCGGGCCTCACGCGATGGCAGTGGATCGCGATTACCGAGCTTGTGCTGTAACTTCTCGAACTCCAGCAGGCAGTGGCCATAAGTGATCTCAAACCGTTCATGCCTGTCGGTCACGCCCTCCAGGCTTTCCTTCAGTCTGGCTTCGGCAGATCGCTGATCGCGGACTTTAGCTTCTCTAGCAGCGCGCCTTGCTCTTGCAGCCTCTGCTGCAACGCTGGCCTCATCGCTGTCTTCGGTTCCGACAGCAGGATTGAGTTCACTCTTTCGAGCCGTTTTATATATTGCATTATTAGGTCCATATTCACGGCGTTTCCTTTTCAGTTTGATGTTAAGTTTGCTGGTGATTCGGCTGATCGTCCCAGGAGTGACACGCAGAAGGTCGGCTATTTCGCTTTGCGACATATCCATCTCGGCGCAATGAATCACTTGGTCAATTAATTTATCTGAGTTACTCATTCGTCTTCCTCACAAAATAATCCACAATCGGGCATAGTTTTCAGTGGGCGACCTTTCGCCTTGGGGTCAAGTTCATCAAGAAAGATGCGCTCATTCTTTACGCGCACAAGCCTTGCGCCAAGCCTGCGCGATTGCTCCGCACGTTGGTCAAATACTTCTGGAAATTCGCGGCGCACCAAATTCCAATATGTTGGGCTAGTCGCCTTTACACATCCAATGCAGTTGGCGTTTGGAAACCCGCGCCCGTAAATCTCAGGCAACTTTATGCCAGCGGCTCGGATCATGTCGGCGCAATCATTCTTTGTCATGTTTGCATCAATCAGGATGGGCAATACATTGTCGCGCTCAGTAAGCACAAAGCGGTCATGCCTGTTGCGCTCATCAACAGTAAAGCCAAGCACATGCCAATCAACTGGATGGCTTTCCTCCCACTCTTGGCGGGCGCGCTTTTTAAGCTCAACCGTACATGGTGCGCCGTGAGGAAAAGCCATGCCCTTGCGGCGGTCAAATACGTCAACCACAGACGCCAATGGATATTTAGAATTGACTGCGTACTGAATATCAATGCCAACCCATTTGGCCACATCTTCAGCGAAACGCTTGTTATCGTGATGCTCCTCAATGACAGGATTGTTGACAGCGTACACATTGTCAGCGCCATACTTGTCAACGGTCAGCTTGAGTGCCGCCGCACTGGCCGCACCGCAAGAAAACCAGACTGCAATTTTCATTCGTCTTCCTCCAGTGGCTCAATCTTGCCATCGCCATTGCAGTTATCGCAAGTTTCAATTTCACAGCTAAAGTCGCCATGCCAGGTTGCGCTTTGGGCAACCCAGACTTCACGCTCAACCGTGCCATCACCATTGCACTCAGGGCAGTCGATTAGATTACTCACGATCAAACCTCTACAAAATCAGAGGCGTTCATGGCCCACAGGATAAAGTTGGGTTTGGTTAGGCCGACGCGGTTATAGACAGCAGCCTTGGCAATGCGTCCAGCGGTAAAATTGCGCTGGGCTGAGTTGCCTGCGGTTTTGCTGTCAATGTTAAGATAGTCAGCAATCTCGGCGGTGGTGCAGTATTTCGTCTCACCAATGTAGGCAAAGACAGCCTTGTCTAGCTTCTGCGGCGACAATGGCTCTGGCTTTGGCTCGGGTAGCTCTATGATCTCTGCGGTGGTCTCAGGCTGCGGGAACTTAACGCCGTTTTCAATCTTGATCGCCATCCAAGGCGTCGAGCTGGCCTTGTCAGAGTAATTCGGAATTAAGACTGCATTTATGCTGTCGCCAGCGTTGATTGTGTGGCCCTCGATGACGCCTGCTGGGATAAACACGCCCTCAGTGGTCTCTGGGTCATAAGCAAACGCAAAGCCGTGAAAGTGGACGTTGGTTACGATGATTGATTTAGTGTGCATTACAGACTTCCTTTGTTTTAACTTTCTGTAACGCTTCATCACATATCAGAACAATATTGGCAATACATATTTTGCGCTTGCAATGATATTTATTTAATATTAAGGGTGAGGGGGAAGCATAGGAGGGTCCAATGGATCATAAGCAATTAATCGGGTTTACTCAGGCCCAGAAGGAAGCCATCGCAGAGGCGGCACGACGATCTGGCTTGTCTTTTACAGCATTTGTACGCAGTTCCGCTGTGGCAAAGGCGGCTGACTCTGGCATTCAAGTTACGCAGCCGCAGCCGGACTGATGGTCAACGGGCGCAATAAGGGCGCATCATTTGAGCGGGAAGTTGCCAACATGCTGCGCGATGAGCTGGGCATTGGCTTCAAGCGCGACCTGGAGCAATATCGGGCAGGCGCTCACGCTGACCTGATACCCGACGATCCGGCGTTTCCGTTTACCTTGGAGCTTAAACGCTACAAGGATGGCCCAATCGGTGGCGCTCCGGCATGGTGGGAGCAGGTTAAAACCGCCGCCGAGCGTGAGCAAAAGATGCCGTGCTTAATTTACAAATACGACCGGAAGCCAATGCGATGCGTGATCCCGCTGGCTGCGTTGACTGATTGCGATCACGATTACACGGCAGAGGTCGATTTCGAGACCTTCTGCTATATTGCTAGGGAGGCAATGCAATGAACGAAGTCACTTATGAAGATAAATTACTTAATACTCGCGCGGATGAGTTGGAAGAAGCTGCGAAGAAATTTCATCTGTCAAATCCAAATGTTTGGGCTTTGTATGTAAGGTTTACCCGAGAAATGTCTGAAAGGGGCTTTTCCAATTATTCAGCAAATGCAATTTTTGAACGCATCCGCTGGGAAACCGACACTGTAGGAGAAGACGGTAAATCTACGTTTAAAGTAAACAATAATCATCGACCATATTACGCCAGATGGTACATGAATAGATTTCCAGAGCATAAAGGATTTTTTCGCATCCGGAAACTTAGTAGCGCAGAAGAAATCTCCAGAGGTCTTCCAGAACTAACTCCAAAGGATTTTCCTTATGATCCCCGCTGACAAACTAACCAACGCGCAATATCACGACGAAGACGCGATCAGCTCATCTGACGTTAAGATGGTCCACAGCAAGTCGCTGGCACACTGGAAAACCAAAGTCTACAAATCCAGTGTGGCATTCGATCTTGGTACTTGCTGTCACTCAATGGTGCTGGAAGACGGCGCCGGAATGATCCGAGGGCCAGAAACCCGCCGAGGCAAAGCATGGTCAGAGCTGCACGAACAGGCGCAGGCAGAGGGTAAGACCCTCCTGACCGCTGGTGACTACGATCTGGCTCAAGAGATGGCCCATAGTGTGCTGTTCCATCCAGCAGGTCAGCGCATGGCAGGTCCAACAACGGTCAATGAGGCGAGCTTTTTCACTACAGACCCAGTGAGCGGATTGCCGCTCAAATGCAGACCAGACAGCTACTGGGGCGCAAAAGGCGTCATCTATGACCTCAAAACCTGTCAGGACGCCAGCCCCCGTGGTGTGGCGAAAGACATGCACACCTATAACTATGCCATCCAGGCGGCGTTCTATTTACATGTTTTATCGTTAGCAGGCTATGAGGCTAAACAATTCGTCTTCGTGAATGTTGAAAAGACAGCACCCTTTGCTGTATCAACGAACATTCTATCACCCGAATATCTTGAATGGGGTACGCAGCAAATGCACCTGACCCTCGACAAGATTGCAAAAGCCAACCAAAGTCAAAAATGGGACACTGGTTGGTCAGACATCACAAACGTGATTGATCTGCCACGATGGCTACAAGCCGACTTTAACTAGGAGAAAATACTATGGCTAACACTGACTTTAAAAGCGTAATGATCCGCAACGTCGAGTTCAAATATCCCAGGCTAAACGGGACCTATCGCTTCAACACCTCGCAGAAAAAGTCCGAGGAATGCGCGCCAACAGCATCCGGCGCGTCATACTCAATCGGATGGGAGATGAGCAAGGACCAAGCGAGCAAACTTCACGCCGAGCTGAAGGCACACTATGAGACATGCCAAACCAAATCCCCCTTCACCAAGGTATTCGGCATGAAAAAGCTGGAGAACGGCAACTATGAGTTCCGCGCCAAGCGCAACGGCGTCAACGGTCAAGGCGCACTTAACGAAAAGCCTCGCGTCATCGACGGCTCAAAGCAACCGCTGGCAGATGTAGCTTTCTGGGGTGGCTCAAAGGGCAACCTAAAGGTCACAGCGTATCCCGTGACCGATCCAGACGGCAATGGCGGCGTCAGCCTGCTAATAGACACCGTGCAGGTCACTCACGCTGTGTACGGCGGAGGCGGCCTCGATGACTTCGACGAAGTGCCCATGACGATGGCTGGCGGTGTAGACGCATCTTTGGATGACTTTGGCCCAGCCGCAGAGGCAACAGCGTCACCAGCGCAGGAAATGGCCGACGCCCTGGGAGACGATGAAATCCCATTCTAGGCAAAAGAAAACCCCTGCCAGTTGGGACGCTGGCAGGGGTTACTAGGAAAAAAGTCCGGTGATTGGTGGAAAGGGTCCGAACATGAACAGACTAACAAA